CAGCGGGAGGAGCCGACCCGCCCTGCGCAGCATTCGAGAATTGATTACGCATAATTTGCGGAACACGGCCTTCCACTTGATAAGCAGGTGGAGAAATTGTTGCACCAGTTCTTGGATCGATAACAGTTGTTGGCTCAAGATAGTTCTTAATCAACATGTTATTCTTTTCGAGCATTTCATTACCAACTCTTGAACTTTGAATACCTTGTCTCAAAATGTCAGTAATGTTTTCTCCGTTTTTAATTCGAGCATTTAAGTTTATAAGTGCTTGCCCTTTCTGGTTAGCATTCAACAAACCAGCCATGCCTTGCTCTACTACCCATCCAGATGCCATTTCTTTCTGTTCTTCTGGAGATAATTTTGTCGCACCAGTTTTTTGCATTTTATCTGCAATTTTAGAATAAACTCCCATTGCAACAAGACCCGCATTTTCTAATCTTTTTGACTGAGCCTCATTTGCAGCAAGTTGAGTTTTTGCTTCAATTTCTCTATTTTCAAGACCAGTTTTAATAAGGTCCGGCATAATCATCGCAACTCTTGGATCGGCTGACCAATGCGCCATAGCTCCGTGCCAATCTGGATCACCTGTTTCCGGGTCAAGATGGTGTTGTAGAATTTCACCCGCAGCTTGCTTTGCAGCAAAAATCTGTTGTTGCTGCTGCATTGCTTGATTACGCTGCGCCAAACCCTGCATCTGCGACATCATTTCCAAAGGATTACTTTCTGTAAACCTTGGGCCTTCTGGAGCCTGTGGATATGGAATTTCGCCAGCCATCTTAAAGTCCCTTTAGTAAACAGAGCCGCTTGCGGTCATCTGAGGCCCATAACCCATTCCGCTGCTACCAGAAAGTGCATTTCCAAACTCCAACGGCCCTTTGTAACCAGCTGCTCCAAAGATTGCCGCAGGTAATCCAAATGCCGCGCTACTATAATTGTTCGCGCCCGCACCTGTCCCGGCATTTTGACCATAAATTTGCGCCATCATTGGAACAGATGATGCAGAACTAATGCCTGAGCTAATTCCACCGTAAAGGGCGTTTGTGCCTCCAGCTTGCGCATTTGCTGCACCCATCACACCTTGGCCCATCGCTGTGCCTGCGCCCATCATGGCATTACCAATTTCACCACCAGTGCCAACCGCCAATTGACCTAATGTTCCTGCAGCGCCCGCACCGATCTGGGATGGTCCCAAGAGCATGTTGTAGGCTTGCTGATTTTGGGCCATGTAGTTTTGCAATTGCTGCTGGAATGTTTGTGACGCAAGACCTGTGGCAGTTTGGCCAATTTGCTGCACAAGATTTCCAGATGTGCCGAGGCCCTGTGCTGCACCGGCATTTGTCATGGCACCAAGGGTTTGCTGTTTCGCCCATTGATAACCGGGGGTTTGTTCAAGTTGCGCTTGAGTAGGCTGGAAGGTCGAAAGTAAATTCGCGCCGCCACCACCAACGCCAGCAGTTTTTGCGCCAGTGCCTGTAGTGTATTGCTGCATCAAATCCATAGATTTTTGACCAGCTTGAACGTAAGGGTTCAAAGCAGATTGTGCTTGATTAAAATATTGGGCGTAATTGTTTTGAGCCTGACCTGCCGCAATCGCCTGCCAAAGTGCGGCATTTTGGGCACCTCCGGCTTGAATTGCAGATGCCTGCTGTCCCCCAAATCCTTTTAGGAGATTGCCCGCCAGCATACCGCCGCCCATCATGGCTAAAGTTACGGGGTCCATATTAATCTCCTAAATGTCAAATCCGGCCTACACATCATAATACTTAACTCCCCGAAGGGATAGGGGTTTCGGGAGAAGTTGTTGGAGCAACGGGCTGAATAACTATCGGAATAGCAATGGGTTTTGGCTGAGCCGCAGCGATTTCTTCTGGGGTCTTCGGCACGATAGTCATAGTCGCCATATCGACCTTAAAACTTTTATAATCGAACTTACGCTCGACTTCGATAATCTTTTCACCCGCAGCCTTCCGCATCTCAAAAAACACTTCATGCTCATGGGTGAAGGAGTCGATGTTCCCTTGGTCATCGTAGTGAATAAACATTTTGTTGGTCATCTTGAAAGCTCCCAAGCCAACACGCTAACCGGCCCGCCTACATTTGTAGAACAGGTTATGGCCAAAGCAGTGTCGGTATTTTGAACTGTATAATTGGTTTGAAGTGTTCGGGGATAAACCGCGACAGTTGTTACAGGGGCATAATTATAAACTTGATAATGGTTGCTGGTATCGCCGTAATATGAACCACCATAGACGGGGTTCACTCCCGGAGCCAAACCCATCGCTGTAAAGTAAATGCCCGGAATTGTGCCGGAGTCGATGGGCGTTCCGTTGACAGAAATTGTGATGGTGCCGGAACTTGTTGCAGCCGTTCCATCATACGTCCCAAGAATACAGACAATCGAGTTCTCTACTGGCACAAGATTGATCGTCGCAGAAGAACCACTTGACGACTGCCCGCCAGCATACGAAACAGAATTTAATGCGATGTTTGGAGTCGTAACCGCCCCGATACTGATGTGCTGAGTAACGATTGAGTTCGCATAAATTTTATCCGTAACAATCGCGCCAGCTGCAATCAAATTCGACGTGATGGCATTGGCCAAAATCTTTGAAGTCGTGATTGAATTGTCAGAAATTTTTGTCGCAGTAATAACATTATCTGGAAGTTTGTCAGTCGAAACCGATCCATCTGCGAGTTTTGTGGTAAGAACCGCGCCGTCAGCAAGATCATAAGACGTGATGTTTCCGGGCTCAGCCAAAGCGGCCATTAACAATTGGAATTGCCGTGTAGGCTTTCCATTTTCATCAATTAGCTGTGTTGTAGAGTTAGGAACGCTTTTTAAAATTGGCACGTTATGTCTCCATCTTCTCAACTTGTATCCACGCGCCGTTCAAGGCTGCAGGACAAGGAGCAGTCCAAGACAATTCAAACACACGATCTCTCGCAAATCCCAGTCTGCTCCAAGAGGGAACTGCACGATATTCGCCGGATTTACCTAATGATTGTTGCAAGCCATTTCCAAAACTCACCCCGCGATCATTACTCCAGCAAAGGGTGATTTGTGGGTCTTCGGAAGGATCAAGGTCTGTGCCGACCTCGATGTCAGCCATAAAGTTTGTATAGCTTACGCGATCTCCATCAGACACAAGATGTGGAAAGGAGCGAAGACGTAAAATCGGATTTCCGTTGTCTGTGTAATTGTTGAGGTCAAAAGCGTAGAGTTTGCCGTTTTGCCAATCGCCAACAATTGTGCGGTTATAGGCATGGGCTACGCAGTTCGCACGATGTCTTACAAGGTTTCCGTTTTCATCTAAATACCCGCGCTCATGCCAGAGTTGGGTTGACAGATCATAACACCACGTCGCGTTTGCAGATGGAAAGCTCAACATATAGAAAATATGAGAACCTTGCTGATAGCAAAATCCAATCGCGTCAGAAATCTTATCATATTTTCCGATAGCATCTGCAATGGCGGGGGTGGAAATAATATCAGCCTTGTAGGCCGTGCCTTGCATGATTAAGGCTTGACCGTTGTTATCTTCGGAAAGGAAGAAAATGTTGAGGCCCCACTTCGCCAGCGAACGCAAAGCCGCGATCCCGTGCTGTAAGAACACACCGGGAATGGGCTGGAACGGAAACGGATATGATCCAACATTCGTCCAGACTTCCGTTGTGCGTCTTCCAAAACTCCACATTTCCTTATGCACAACATCAATGATCTGGAGTTGATCCGCATCGCCTGTCATCGTGGCAACGCCGAGATTTGGGTAAGTCGTGGCGTTTGAGTCGCTCGATTGAATGTTGGCGTTTTGAGTTGACGAGACTAAGAACGTATCAATGTAGCGAATTTGATTTCCGCCAACAAAATTGGTCGGATTAAAAACATTGAACTCCAGCGATGTAAGATCAACACTCCATCCTTGCGTCGATCCATCTAAAATAATAAGCGTGAACTTATTATCATACATGCTTACAAGACCAGATTGAGAAGTGATGCTGCCTAATTGTTGCAGCACAAAGTTATCAGGCACGTAGTAAACAATGTTCCCAATGACCGCAAAAAGCAGCCCGTTGGACGCTGTGTAAAGCTGACGCACCTCGGCCACAATTCCTTGCGCGAGAAGCGTCAGCCCCGGAGTGCAGTAGTGCGTGTAAGGAACTTCAGCATCCTTCGTGTTCTGTTCTGGATACAGATTGATGCACCTCTGCGCGTTCGCTATTACCGAGCGCGCTTCATAAGCACCTTGAACAAGTTGGATCTGAGCCACTTCACTACATCCCTTACGTAGCAGACATTACGTTAGCAATCCATACGTTGTTCGTCACAGCGATAAAAAGCACACGTTTAGCTGCAGCATAAGAAACACCTGTCGCACCAGCTGTGCCGTTGATCGTGTCAGAACCCTGCGCAAAAACCTGCACAGCGTCTGCGCTATCTGCGTTCAGCAAGTAGACGATGGTGCCTGCAACTGCGCTTGGAAGCACAACGCTGTCAGCAGCCGTGCCCACAACCGTGACAACATTCACGCCGTTGACAAGAACTGGAGTAGAAGAAGAAAGGCCACCGCCAGCAAGGGCTGTGATGCCGTAGTTTGTCTGCCACTGTGGAGTAGCAAGCAGCCCTTCAAGAACATATCCGTCTTGAAGCGCGTAACCATTGGGGAGACGATCAGGTATAGCCATTTGAGTTACCTCGTTTGGTCGCTGTAGATGTTGTAGACACTCGGACGGACCAGATTATCCGGCATCACAAGGCTAGGTATTTGTGCATTCGCAGAACGGATCGTCTGGAGCGCATCTGCCGCCAGCCCTTCATATGTCGGATCTGGTGGAAGTCGGTATGCAGCGCGGGTGCGAACTACAAGATTGTAGTGGATTGCTGCAAGGTATTCGGGCGGAAATATGAAAGGGCTTGTTAGATTGTTGAACTCCGTCAACACATCTTTGAGCAAGATATGGACTTCGTAAAGGTTTGCTTGTGGGATCGGCCAAGGATAAATGCGCCCTAAAGGCCATGCGGAGTCATAAAATATGCACTGCGAGAATGACACTAATTGCTTGAGCGTAATCCTCGCATAATCCTCCATCGAAAAAAGGATCTGGAGTGGGTAATCCACCGCCTGTGTGCCGCTTCCGCCCGGAAGCATTCTGAAAAATGCGCTTTCAATTTTGTCCGGGCGCGCTGCCACATTGATGTCACCGCCGGGACCGACCGTATAGCTTTGGGCCCCAGTTGACACCACACTTTTATCCACAAGGTGCCAGACCAACCAGCGTTTCATCCGCCACTGAGCGATCATCATATTCAATCGCGTCAAGGCATCATTGACATCTTCAGCAAGAAGCGACTGACCAACACCCAGAACACCAGCGTCTTTATACGCAAGATTGATAATATCAAGCGCCGTAAATGTCGCCCCGCCGAAAGGGGTCGGGTAGATCGGGTCAACAGGCTGGACAGAGCAAGAGGCATTGCCGCCGGGGAGAGTGTCGGCAAGGGCAAAAAGTGAAACCAACTGAGCATCAGTCCAGCCAAAAGTCGTCTGGGCTAAAAGCGCCAATTGATCTGTGATTGAAATACAAACCGCAGAATTAAACTGTATCCATAGAGTGTCGTTTTTGTTCGCAGTAACAGCCTGCGAAAGCAATTCAACATTTGCCTGTATGGCAATGGCCGCAAAGAACTGCTGCCTTGAAACCGTAGCCACAGTTGCTGGCGTAACTGCCGCCCCGCAAGCCACATCTCCACCCGGAAGTGATGCTGCAAGGGTGAAAAGCGAGTCAAGTTGGAGCTGCGTCCAGTTAAACGTGGTTCGAACTAAAAGA